ATACCTAAAACTTTGCGTTCTTCATTCATAATGAAACCTCTCTCAGCTTTTAATGTGGATCAGTTATTGCACATTTTTTATTTCCGTTTTACGCAACTATTTCCAAAATGGAAACAGTTGGTTTTTATTTCTCTCTATACACATTGACGACTTCACCTTTAAATCTGGAACTCGTCGTGTTCTTTTTTCTCAATGTCCCAGTTTTTCAGTAGTCCTTGATAGAAGTAGGTTGATTTTCCTCCGCAATCTGGGCAGTAGCGTGAGTTGCCTGCTAGTATTTTGCGGCATCCGTCGTTTAAAACGCTTTGGATAGGGATTAGGTTTCCCCAATTGTCGTAGTTAGACTCCCATACTCCGATACAGATATTTTGAGCATAGAGTCCGCATACATTACAGAAAGCGTTATTGTCTAATTCTTCATTTTCGCAACGAGGGCATTTAGTGGGATACCCATCCTCATTCAACATATATTTCGAATATCTCATACGCCCTTTCTCTTTCTCTTGGTTATCTAAATAAGCTTCTAGTGTTGTTACTCCTTGATATTGTTTCATTGAACAGATATGGCAGTAGTTGGAGTAGCGGTTTATTTTGCTGCTGCAAGACTTGCAGATTCTGGTTGACTGGGTAGTTGTGATGTATGTTGTGAATTGTTCTTCTACATAGTGTCCTTCTTTAACCAAGCCGATACTTTGCATTGTCCGTAGGTTTTTTATGACGAAACTTGCGACAGAGTAGGAAACGTTAAAGACTGACTGAATAAAGGTTGTGTCCATTTCGTGGAAGAATTGAACATAGTTTCCTAAAACTGGGAAGGGGACAAGCAGATGTTTTGCGAAGAAGTTGGCTTCTGTCTCAAAATCATTGTACTCTTGCGTTGTTAAGCTATAGCGCGATAGTATAGTCTTGTCTGTCAGTTCATTGTGTCTTAGTACGTAATGGCCCAATTCATGAGCAATTGTGAAGCGAATACGCTCCCTGCTTAGTATGGTGTCGTTATATAGTAAAATATAGCTATTTGTGTTTGGTTGGTACCATAGAGCACCATCTTCACTCTGTAACATGTCGCAAACTTCCTTGAGTGGAAGTTTTTGTTTTTTAGCAAAAGAGGAATACTTCATCAAATGCAGGTTATCAATCTGGTTGATAATATGTAAGAGGTCAACAGGTAAGCGTCCGTTGGTATACTTGCCTAGAAATGTGTAGGCAGTATTTTTCACTTTCTCATAGTCTATAGACTTAGAAATCGTGTTCGTCGTCGCCACCTCCATTCAAAACATCTTGGAAAGTTAAGTCCATAATCTGGATCAATCTTTCTTGGTCTGCGACACTTAAAGATTTGGCTTTCCGTTGGATTGCCCTGAATTGTGGTGTCTCGGTTGGGGGAGAGGAGGTGTCAGATAAGTCTTTGGTCATCAATTCCGATAACGAAACATTGAATATTCTAGAAATATCATTTAAAACGCCCGCTTTGGGAGTATACTTTCCTCTCTCCCATTCGCTTACTGAAGAGGAACTTTTTCTTCCCAATCTATTAGCTAAGTCAATTTGTTCCATTTGGTATTTTTGACGTAGAAATTTAAGATTAGAAGCAAAATAATTATTTTGGTTCTCCATGACGTGAAATACCTTTCGTATTTTTCTTTTACTATATAATATCACTTTATCCGAAACGTTACAAACAAAAAGAGAAAAAAATTTCGAAAAAAATGAAGTAAAATGCTTGACTTCGGAAAAACCGAAGTGTATAATTAAGACATAATCAAGAAAGGAGCAATAGATGGCGAACACCTTAAAAACTTTGCGACGTTTTCGTGGGATGACTCAAGAGGAATTGGCGAAGGAAACTGGCATAACATCGCGCACTATAATGAGTTATGAAAATGATGTCAAAAAATTGCGTAGAGCTAGTTATGAGAATATAAAAAAACTAGCTAGCGCACTAGATGTTTCAGTAGACGATATTTTTTTAGACAATGTTTCGGATTTTCTGAAACTACCGTCTTAGGAGTAAGGAGATAACCATGGAGGAAGTAGTACGAAATAAGCAACCATTTGAGATAGCTTTTGAAAATCGCTTGCTTGCGATTGAAAATCGACTAGAGAAGTTAGAAAAAGAGCAGGACACTTTTGTAAATCATCAAAAGAAAGTTTCGATTCTAGTCTCTGAGTCAACCTATCACAAAATCATTGACCAAATCGTTGAATTGGAAAGTGGTTATTTAGAAGAAACACTGGAGGAAGAACATGAACGAAGTTATTAAAGTAACTGTGAACGACAATCACGAACCGATTGTATCTGGTCGTCAGTTGCATGAGGCGTTGGGGGTTAAAACACCATATGATAAATGGTTCCCACGCATGACTGAATATGGATTTACAGAAAACGAAGACTTTTCGACATTTTTGTCGGAAAGTACAGGAGGACGCAGAGCGACTGACCACATCATCAAACTAGACATGGCTAAAGAAATCGCTATGATTCAGCGAACCGACAAAGGAAAAGAAGTCAGACAGTACTTCATTCAAGTAGAAAAAGACTTCAACAGTCCTGAGAAGATTATGGCAAGAGCCTTGCTCATGGCGGATAAGAAGATTCATAAACTGGAGACGCAGATTGAAGCGGACCGTCCTAAGGTGTTATTTGCAGACGCAGTAAGTGCAAGTAAGTCATCTTGTCTAATCGGTGAACTAGCTAAAATTCTGAAACAGAATGGGATTGACATTGGTCAAAACAAGCTCTTCCAGTGGTTACGCTCTAACGGCTACATCATTAGTCGACGTGGAGAGTCTTGGAACCAACCAACACAGAAAAGCATGCAGTTAGGTTTATTTGAGTTGAAAAAGACAAACATCAATCATGCTGACGGTCACACCACTGTCAACACAACAACTAAGGTCACAGGCAAAGGACAGCAGTACTTTATCAACAAGTTCCTTAATCAGGAATGTCTAACAGGTTAGAAAAGGACGAAAGTGATTGAAATAAGCGAAGAGAAAGGAGAGCGTATGACAGACTTTAAAAATTTAGATTGTCAATTTATCTTTCAAGAATGCGACTGAAAATTATACTGCTGTTAGTAATAGCTTTATCAACGACCCTGCGCTAGGTTTTACAGCGGTAGGTATCATGATGGTGGTGCTGGCTAATCACCCAAACTGGCAAGTCTATCCAGGGGAGATAGCCAAGCGTAAAGGTGTTGGTCGGGATATGGTAGATAGGTATTTCAAGAAGATAGAGAAGGCTGGTTATCTCAGAACTTTTAAAAAGAGTCTCGGACGAGGTAAAGGAGTTCAGACATTTCGGTTCTTCTCAGATGTTAAAATTACCGATTTTCAATTTGAAATTATGCTACAGAGATTGGAGGAAGCTTTACAAAAGTTATCCACAGATTAGCAGTTACATTTCCTTGTTTTACAAATCTGTATTTTACAAATCTGTATTTTACAAATCTGTATTTTACAAATCTGTAAAATAAGGCACTAATAAATATTAACTAACAACAAGTATTAAATAACAATAAATATTAAAAGACAACAAGTCCTACTTCTCTAAATAAATAAAAGAGAGGAATTTCAAAATTCTAATATAGGACTTTGGTTTGAAAGGAGTAGGAAAATGGAAAGTGTTTTTTCAGCGATTCTCGTCTCAGTAATTACTTCATTTTTGGTAACGGTAATGCTATTGCGAGGATATTCGAATAGATTGACCGAAATGCTTGATTCTTTCTTTCGCAATGAATTGCAAGCACGAGAAAAGATGCAAAAACTTGTTTTAGATACAATTGATGAAATTGCTAACAAAAAATAGAACAAAAAATCAACTAATAGGAGCAGAAAATAGCATGAACATTGATTTATTATCAGTAAAAGTTGTTTTGGATGAAGAAATACTGTCTAGTATAGACAACTCATTTGGTTCTATTACGGAAGGTCTTACTAAAGACCAAAAAATTATGTTCATTTTGAACTTTGATAGAGCTTTGAGAATTGCTAGATTTTTAAATGAGAATCCAGATATTCTTCAAAAACAGCGTAATATTTACTCAATGATTTTGAAGAGGGCACAGGAGTCTTAAGACCGATTTTTGGAGAAAATCATGGAAGATAAAGTCATCGAACTTGCTGATTACTTCATCAGCGAATCTAAAACGTACAGAGAAGCTAAAATAGCGTGTGAGAAGCTATTTAGACAAGTCAGCCATGAGATAGAACTCAGGGCGATGGAAAGTAAGACAGTCTAGAAGACAACAAAAAGCACCTGACGGCAATCAGGCGCATACTTAAACAATTTAGACCATTATATCACAAAAATGCTTGCCCGCATAGTTGAGAGGATGTAGAAAATGGAAGGTATCACGTTACAATTACGATTGGACGGCGAAAGTGCTGAATTGTTCACGAATCAATTATTGGCTTTTGCTGAAAAGCAAGTCAAGGAGCAGTTAGAGAATGATCGCATGCCAATCAATCAACAGGCTTTGATGAAGAAGTTTGGCTTCACTCATGCCTATGTTAAGAAGTTAGAACGTAAAGGCTTAAGATTTCGTAATCAAGGGAAAGATATTATGTACGATGTCAATGATGTTTATGAGATTTTGGAATTAGAGAAAGAAGTACGAAAATTAAGAGGGTAAGGAGAAAGAAACATGTTTGAACCACCATTAATCAACCAACTTTTAGGAACCAGCGCAGTGATTTTAGGATTTATCAGCGCAGGAATCCTAGTTCATCAGTTAGAAAAGCAAAAAGAGGAAGAAAGACGACTGCAAGAAGAGTATGATACGCAAGCGATTAGAACTTGTAATGAATTGCTTGAAATGGGTCGTGAGATTGAAAGAGAACAAATCCGCAAGAATATCCGTCGGGAGTTCAAGGGATTCACATTTGACAACGAACCGCCCGTTGGTTTGCGACCTGAGCCGTTAGCCTTACCAGAACCACGAAGATCACGCTATGCAAAGTATTTGGGGTAGAGCAAAGGAGACGCTAATGACTAGAATTGAACTTGAAAACCGTGTATGGCTTTTGGCCAATCATGAAGAAAAAAACGAATTGCTGGATCTTGGGCTAACATCCAAGGCTAGATATGTGAAACGAGTGCTGGAACTCGGAAAGGTGTATGCGCATGTTTGATTACGACAGGGATATAATGCAGCCGCCTGAAGAACGTGAAGAACTTGACTCTAGCGAGTATGTGGATATCGGATGCGGTAGACGTCGATATGTGGGTGATGAAATATGATTCAGGAGCTACACAAAGAAATCGACAATTGGCGAGCTGAGTATATTCATCTTGGCCGAGAGATGGGGCAGATTATCAATGAACAACAAGATATAATCATGAAACTACAAAACGAAAACAGACGTATAAAACGTGAGAATTGGAACCTTAAGAAGACGAAAGGAAGAAAGAAATGACAAACGAACTAACACAAAAACAAATTACATCACCAGTTGCAGCACGCATTGGAGAAATGCAAAACGAGGGGCTAATGATTGCACAGAATTATAGCGTTAGCAATGCACTCAGTTCAGCATATTATGCTCTAAAAAATTCCAGCAGTGGGAATTTGCTCCAGATGTGCACTCAAGATAGTATCTACAATGCACTCCTTGACATGGTAACTCAAGGGCTTAGTCCAGCTAAAACACAGTGTTATTTCATACCTTATGGCAACACTGTCAAGTTGACTAGATCATATTTTGGCACTATGAAAGTTGTTAAGCAATTACCAGAAGTAAAAGATATTTATGCAGAAATTATCTATGAGGGTGACAAATTCCAAATTAAGAACGAAAACGGTCGGAAAGTTTTTGTTAGCCATGAAACGGATTGGGTTAATGCAGACAACCCAATCGCAGGAGCTTATTGCATTATCGAAAAAGAGGATGGGGAGAAAATCCTGACCGTTATGACCAAAAAAGAAATTGATAAGTCTTGGGCACAAGCAAAAACAAAGAATGTTCAGAATAATTTCCCTCAAGAAATGGCTAAACGTACAGTTATCAATCGTGCAGCTAAACAGTTCTTTAATACCAGTGATGATAATGACTTGTTTATTGATGCTGTGAACCGTACTACAGAAAATGAGTATGATAACGAGCGCCAAGTGAAAGAAGCTGAACCAGTGAGGGATGAAGTTGAAACATTAGACGATATCTTAAAAGCTCATAGCACGCCCACAGAGAGCGAGAACGTTATAGATGGAGAATTTTCCGAAGGAACCAAAACAACCCCAAAAACGGCTGAAAAAACAGCGAATCCTGACGAGTTAGTCTCTACTGAGCATCCCACTGAAGAAACCCCAGACTTTGACGAAAAAACAGGCAAAGTAATTGACCAAGAGCCAGAAAACGGTCAAATGGACATGCTAGAAGGGGAGGATTTCTAAAATGACTGAAGAACTAAAAGATGTGACGGATAGCTTGGAACTTGTTCCGGTAACAGATCTAGAGATTGGTTTTGTTCTAAAAGCTGCTGAAATTGAAATCCAAGGCAAAGAAGTTTTGGAGCAAGCTTTAGAGTCTTACCAAAAGAAATACACTGGCTATATCGTTACAGAAGAAACTTTATCAGATGACATTAAAGTCAAAGACGAGTTGGGACGAGTACAGCGTCAGATTGAACAAGAACTCAAAGATCAGAAGAG